TATGACCCGATGCACCTGGTGATCCATACTCCCGATGTGAAGTTGGTTAAGTCTGAGATGAAGCGGTTAGGTATCCTCCCTAGCGGAAAGATTAAGCCCCAACCGTAGTTTGTGAACTTGTGAAATTGACCCCCTGGTCCAATCTGGATTGGGGGGTCTTTTTTGCATGTCTGAGACACCCTCTGGAGTACCGTTTCCTGGCGATTTAAGGCACCTTAGAGGCGACGGAAGATCATTTTCATCCACTCAGACCACCTCTTCCCAAGCACCGCCCCAGTCGTCTGAATCGTCGGTTGCTTTGTGGGGCCAAGACAGCCTCGCTCGGAGCCTATCGGCCTCAGCCATCTGCTTCAGGAGCATGGTTCTCAACTGGCGACCAAACTGCTCCAGATCATACTCACCCCACTGGATAATGTTCATATACTTTTTGTACCTTATTTTCATTTTGTGATGAACGTAATCTCGCCTATCAAAAATGTCTGGCATAAACACAGCACCCAAAGTAGAGTTACATTCCTGACAGGCTGGAACTACAGGAACACGAAGCCTGTCGGCTTCACCCGTAAAGCCACTAGGAAGCAAATGGTCTACACTGGTGGCAGTCTCGCCACAGTAAACACACTGACCACCCGGATAGTCCGGGTGAACGTAATTAATAAACATTTCAACAGCCAAAGTAATTCCCTACCTAGTCGCTCGGCTTTAAGCCTCGCTCCCTATCCCGGAAGCCGAAGAAAGCAAAGCCCCCCTTACCCCCCACAGTTCAAGCCTGCAGCAGGTTCGGGAAACCGCCCTCCAGCCACCGGGATACAATCCCGTCGCCTTCGTGAAGTTTCAGCCCCACGCTCTCGCGCGACACGCACACTACCAGACACCCTTGACAACGCACCCCGACACGCCCATACTCCCGGCATGGAAGAAAACAACGAACCGTACATTTCGTACAGTCAACTCACCACCTGGCTCCAGTGTGGGGAGAAGTACCGTTTGACCCGTATCCTGAAACTGGAAGAAGACCCAGCCTGGTACTTCGCCGGTGGCACAGCAGTACACGCTGCCGCTGACGCCATCGACCATGCACTGTTGGAGGGCAAGTGAGTGACGTAGCCTACGAAGCAGGCATGGCAGCATTCCGTGAATCCATCGCCAAAGCCAAGCAAGACAACGAAGGCAAGACGTGGCGTGCCGGAGGACGGGCAAGCAAGAAATACCCGCACAAGGAAGACGAATCGTGGTGGATGGCTGAAGGTCCAAGCTTGGTTCACGCCTGGTACAACTGGCGGAAAACCAACCCGAACCTGGAGATCTGGCACACCGAACAAGGCGTACCCGCCATTGAGATCGGTGTCACCGTCCGGCTACCTGGTGACGTGCTGATGAAGTCCGTCATCGACCGCGTGTTCGTGGACAAGGTTTCCGGTCGCACCATGATCGTGGACTTGAAGACCGGACAGCCACCCAAGTCTGGCCTGCAACTGGCCGTGTACAGGACTGCCCTGCTGGAGCAGTTCGGTGAGGCACCCACGTACGGTGCCTACTGGATGGCACGCAGTGGGACACTGGACACTGTGCATGACCTGCGCGAGTACCCCGAGAAGATGATCGAGCGTTGGCTGCGGGACGTGAAACGTGCCATTGAGGCACGGATCTTTGTTCCGAACATGACGAACTTGTGTGCTACGTGTGGGGTGCTGCAGCACTGCTATGCTTACGGTAACGAAAAGTACCGTCCCGATTTTGAGGATGATCTAGTGGAAGGAACGAACTGATGGCAGCATCACCTGAAGGTACGAAGGTCCAAGCCAACTTCAAGATTGGCAACGACCTGTTTAACGTGTACGCGAACTCTATGGAAGAGTTCGTTGATCTCCTTGATGATTTGGAGAAAATGGGTATCACCGCTATTCACAGTGTCCAGTCCAAGTTGGGTGCTTCCCACACCGTGGCTACTGCACGGGCTACCGCTACTCCTGTGCCGCAGAATGATGCGCCCCCCGCTTCGTTCACGTCGGCAGCGGTCAAGCAGTGCGTTCACGGTGACATGGTTCCCCGTAGCGGCAGTAACGCTAAGGGTCCGTGGAAGGGATGGATGTGCCCGACTCCGAAGGGGACACCGGACCAGTGCAGCCCAGAGTTCCTGCGCCGTGGCACTGCAGAGTGGAACAACTTTCCCGCCTAGGAGGTGAAGTATGGAAGAGGACGAGATCTACATCAGCAAGGTGACCATTGTGTCCAGTGAGCGGATTGATATTAAGAAACTCGCTGACAAGGTTTCGGCTTGCGGGACCGTCACCTCTGTGTCGTCGGAACTGAACGAAGAAGACGGACTGGAATAACTTTCCGGCGTGAGGTCACTTGACCGGGCCGTAAGGTCCATCGACAAGAAGGCAATGGTGATCCCAATGCCATTCAAGTCGTGGAGTGACGCCAACATTTCCGTGCGCCGTGGTGAGGTCAGCATGATCGCTGGCCCACCCGGTGCCGGGAAGTCCACAGCCGCTTTAGCGATAGCGGTCAGGTCACAAGTGCCCACACTGTATGCCAGTGCCGACTCGCACGAGTCCACTATGGCTATCCGCTCGCTGGCTATGGTGTTGAACTTGCCGCAGGCTGAGGCGGAGGAGAAGATGGCGAACGACCCGCAGTGGGCGTCGGCTATCTTGAAGGAAAACAGCGGCCACATTCGGTGGATGTTTGATGCGTCCCCCACGTTGGCTGATTTGGAGGACGAGATCAACGTGTACCGTGAGGTGATGGGTGCGAACCCTGAACTCGTGGTTGTTGATAACGCTGTGGATGTGACGCACGAGTCGGGGGATGAGTTTTCTTCACTGCGGTCGCTGATGCGTGAGGTGAAGTGGTGGGCTCGTGACACGTCCGCTGCGTTCCTGATCCTGCACCACACGAGCGAGGGCTACGAGGGCTACCCTTGTCCTCCTCGTGCAGCGTTGCACGGCAAGATCGCACAGGTACCCAGCCTGATTGTGACTCTCTCATCTGACCAGCCTGGGTTGATGGCTGCTGCAGCGGTGAAGAACCGCTATGGTCCCGCTGACGCTACGGGTAAGACTGCAGTGTGGATGGATTACTTCCCGACGACGATGACCCTGAAGGACATGGACTGATGTCGTCAGCGAACAAACGCAAAGGGTCACGTTGGGAGATAGACCTAGAGGACTACTACAACGACAACGGCCTGAAAGCACGACGACTCCCACGGGCAGGGACAAAAGACATTGGTGACGTTGCCATCGAACTACGCAACAACCATGTGATCGTGGTAGAGGCGAAGAACGTGCGAGCAAACAAGGTGCCTGAGTGGCTTGCCGAAGCGGACGTGGAGGCAGACAACTACCAGGAGAAGTACGACACGCCATGCTACGGGGTCGTGGTTCGCAAGTCACCTGGTAAGAATGCTTCCGGTGGTGTGGTGATGATGACGCAAGAAACCTTACTGAACCTTCTACGTTGGAATGGACTGGCATGATCATAGACCTAGAACCCTGGGAATATGAGCATGTTAATGTTGTTGGCATCGGTAGGTACGTCGCAAACTGGGAAAAGCAAGACGCCGCCCACTACGACAAGAGCAGAATGCAGGACGATAGAACGGCACAAGTCGCTGTCGCTGCCTGCGAACTGGCCGTAGCAAAGTACACGAACCAGTATTGGTCTGGTCATGTTTGGCCGAAAGAAAGCCACGACAAGTATAAGAAAGTTTCTGACGTTGGACTTAACATTGAGGTTAGAAGGGTGAGGACTAGGAACAGTGTCGCTGTTCGTGAACGTGATCTTGGCCGTAACCTTGTGCTGTGGGCGGCAAGAGCCATCGAGCCGGAGTTACGGTCCGTTGAACTTTTAGGATACTTACCCCATGATGAGGCTTGGAATGCTGGCGAGGTAAGCCAGTTTCAGGGAACAAGATACGTGTCCTTAGAAAGGTTGATTAAACCATGATCGCTTTCAGGTGGCTACAGTTCCGGCACTGGCTCGCATCCACAATCATCGGATACCACATCCATGATGCTATTGATGAAGCCTACGATCAGGGCACACGGTGGGGTCAAATGCAGACGTTGAAGAACATGCGAAATGCCCCCACGATTTGACATCTGGCCCGTGCTAGAACACTACGGCTGGAACCTGCCGTCACCCCGTGGCGTGTGGCAGTCGGTCAAATGCCACGTTCACGAAGACCACCACGCATCCTGCCGTGTCAGTGAGGACGCTGGCATGGTGAAGTGTCTCGCGTGCGACTTCAAGGGTGACGCCATATACGTAGTTCGGCACTATGAAGGGATAGGTTACAAGGATGCTGTCGGTAGATGCGAGGAAATTACTGGCGGAAGCGAAGTGGGCGTACTACAATCAAGTCGGGGATATCGCAGAGTATCTCATGGGTCGCGGGATCGACGGAGAAGCCGCACGTATACACCGCCTCGGCTACGTAAAAGAACCGATGATCGGTGATGACGAAATGCGGGGCCGTCTGGCTATCCCCTATCTCACCCCTACGGGTCCAGTCGATATACGTTTTCGATCCATCCACCCCGACGACTCCCCCAAGTATTTGTCCCGCGCCGGGTCACAGCAACACATCTACAATGTGCTTGCCTTCCAAGAAGACTCAGATATCATGTGTGTTTGTGAAGGTGAGATTGACACGATCATCGTTAACACAATGGTTGGCATACCTGCCGTGGGTATGCCTGGTGCGAACGGTTGGAAGAACTGGTACGCCCGTGCGTTCGCGGACTACCGGAAAGTATTCGTCCTAACAGACGGCGACCAGGCAGGAAGGGACATGGGTAAGAAGATCATGCAGGCAATCGACGTGGCTGTCGTGGTGCCCATGCCTGACGGTATGGACGCTAACGAAGTGTATCTGGCTGAGGGGCCAGACGGTATCAGGAAGAGGTTAGGGTTGTGAGCGAAGAGGTGGCAGCGTTCGGTGTCCTCATCCTGGGGTCGATGATTGCGGGATGGGTTCTGGCCGGGGTGGTCATGTATGTGACTGCGCAGATTGACGAACGTAAGTGGCGTCGCCGCATGGCCGACAAGGCGAACGACATCCTGGGGGCTGGTCGTGGATGATTCCACCGCAGGACTGGGAGAGGCTTTTGCAAACTCTGAGAGACATTGGCTTGGCTATCGAAAGCCACAACAGGACGACCGGGAAGATAACCCTGTCCGTATACCCATTGCCCCGCCAAAGCATCCAGGGTACGGTGTAACCACGGAGGAACTGGCTGAGGCGCAGCGCAGGTTCACGAACTATGCACGGTTGCGCATCATGGGTACCGGGAACCGTGAGTATTCCCGTGGGTCTAAACAAACGTTCGAGGACATGAGCCTCCACCGTTTGATTGAAGAGTTGCGGGATGAGATCGCTGACTCCGTGAACTATCTGACGTTCATGGATATTCAACTGTCACGCTGGAAGCGGACACTGGAGGAAAAAATATGAAACGAGTATGGGTAGTTTCAGACTTACAGGTTCCGTTCCATGACCGTCGTGCCGTTGACGCCTTGGCCCAGTGCATTGAGGACACAAAAGGCAAGGACGATATCGTGTTGACTATCGGTGACGAGATGGACTTCCAAACCATCTCCCGCTGGTCTGCTGGTACACCTTTAGAATACGAGCGTTCTATCGGCAAGGACCGTGACGCCACCGTGCAAGTGTTGAAAGACCTGCAGGTGCAGCACATGATCCGATCCAACCACACGGACAGGCTGTACAACCAGGTGATGCGACGCCTACCCGGTCTGCTCGGTCTGCCTGAGGTGGAGTTGCCTAACTTCCTACGGCTACCCGAACTAGGTATCACGTTCCACGAGGAAGCATTCCAGGTGGCACCTGGCTGGGTTGCTATGCACGGTGACGAGGCTGGTGTCAGCCAGATCGCAGGTCAGACTGCCGCTGGTTTGGTGCGTAAGGTGGGCATGAGTGTGGTGTGTGGTCACACCCACCGTCTAGGTTTTCAGCTGTTCACCACATCAGTCAACGGCCAAGTGACCCGCACCCTGTGGGGGTTCGAGGTTGGAAACCTGATGGACATGCGTCGTGCCAAGTATGCGAAGACACACAACTGGCAAATGGGTTTCGGTATTCTTTACATTGACGGGAACAAGGTGCACCCGCAGCCGGTGCCCATTGAGAAGAAGTCCTTCGTCGTGGAAGGGACCGTGTACTCGTGGTAGACGAGGGCGACAGCATCACCGCCAACGACCTGAAGATCGCCAAGCAGGGTGCCATGTCAGCGAACAGGTCAGGGCGAGGGCTGGTTGCACCCGAAGACCTTATCGCTGAGGCGAACATGTGGCTCGTGCAGAACGTGGACAAGGTTGTGCTGTGGCACGGGCAAGGCAGGCACGGGCAGAACAAACTACGCAACGCCTGCAGGCAACGCTGCCTCACCATCATCGCCAAGGAGCGACGCAAGCGGTCAGGACTGCAGCCAGGTGACGTGTTCTACTACACCCCGCAGATGATCCGCGAACTACTGCCCGACATTTTCGATGAGGACGACTGGACTGGTGGATCGCACTCTCCGTCGTCTGAGTTGCGTGGACCGTCACGTCCCGCTGAGGGCAATAACAGGCTGGCGATGATCGCTGACATCCGATCAGCATACTTCTACCTGCCGAAACGTGACCAGCATTTCCTGTCCGACATGTACAAGGACGGTGGCCTGCCCGTGGATGTGATGAGCGTGCAGTGGGAGGTCACTGAGCGGACGATCCGTAGACGTGACGACAGGATCATGGAGAAAATGGTTGAGCGTCTAGGTGGCGAACCGCCGTGGTCACGCTAGACACAACATGGGTCGTGGTTCCCGTGGGCGAGCGGGAACAGTACCTTCCCCGCCTGCTGATGGGGCTCGTGGACTTCTACGACAGGACAGTATTCGTCAACAACCACCGTGGGTACAAGACATATCCTGGTGTGCATCACGTCGAGGACTTCGGACCCAGGAACATTTACCGCTGGTGGAATGTGGGCATCAACTATGCGCAGCGTCACGGTGCAGAATACGTGGCAGTGTTGAACGACGACCTAGAGTTTGATAATGATTTCATTCGAGCATTCCACACCTACCTGGTAGGGAATAACTTGGCTGTCGCTGACATGCACAACAGTGGCAACGGTGGTGGAGCGGCATGGATCATGGATCTGCAGTACGGGCTACGCCTAGACGAACGATTCCAGTGGTGGTATGGGGACACGGAACTGTTCAAACGTGCAATAAACATGG